CGAACAGCCCATCCAGCGGTGATACCCATACCGTAAGCGGCAAAATCTGGCAGTGGGACGGCGAGAAGTGGAAGGCGTATGGCGCTTCTATTGCTCCCGGTGTCCTCAAGATCGACTCGGCAAATAACAGGGTTGGGATCAATCAGACCACACCGACAGTTGCTCTTGACGTAACTGGTGCTATGCGAGTTACCGGTGATCTAACGATCGAAGGTACGACCACAACTATTGAGTCAACAACGATTGCCGCTCAGACCTCGTTGACCTTTGAGGGTGCTACCGCTGACGATTTTGAAACTACGTTGACTCTCGTAGATCCGACGGCAGACAGGACTATCACCCTTCCGAACAACACGGGCACGGTGGCTCTGACTTCCGATCTGTCAACCTACGCCACGCTGGCCTCACCGACCTTGACGGGCACTCCGGCGGCTCCCACGGCTGCTGCGGATACGAACACCACACAGATCGCCACGACTGCCTATGTCCAAACTGAACTTGGTGCTGTTAGCAGCGATTCGATTGCCGACGCTGACAGCGATACAAAGATCCAAGTCGAAGAAGGCTCCGACGAGGACATCATCCGCTTCGACACAGCAGGTACTGAGCGTATGACCATCAACGCTGATGGGACATTTTCGTTCGCACAGGGGTTGGAAGATTCCAATGTAGTGCTTGCTTCGCAAGTATTCCGATAAACAGGAGAAGAATAAATGGCTTCATATTCTAAGGTCGCCCTTAGTGGCGCATCGAACGGTCTCAACAACAAGGTCGCTGCTACGTCTAGCGCGGGAGACACGGTTCACACCGCTCACGGCTCCGCCCTTGACGAGATTTGGCTCTACGCTTGCAATACTTCTACTTCTGATGTGAAGTTGTCGATTGAGTGGGGTGCCACCTCCGATGACGAAAGGCTCACCGAAGTAACAATTGGGGCTGAAGCCGGATGGGTATTGGTTATCCCCGGTCTGCTTCTTTCCAACAGCCTTGTTGTCAAAGCGTTCGCTGGTACCACGAATGTTATTAACGTCAACGGATACGTCAATAGAATCGCATAAGCATGCCGGAACTCCATCGCTTCCTACCGAGCACTAAAGTATCGGACTGGGTTACGCCGGGTATAGCCGCGTCTATTGGGAAGATGAATATGGGCGGTGGTTATCTCGCTGGTGGTCAGGGATACACGGCCCAAATAATGAAGATGCCATTTGATACCGAAACCACTGCCGTTATCAGCGCTACGATGGGTGTCGGCTATAGCGGTACTGCTGCCCATTCCAACAGCGGCTCCGCCGGGTACATCGCTGGTGGGTACAACGATCCCTTGACCCCAAAATCTTCAGATAACATCGACAAACTTCTGTATGCCGATGACACCGCTAGTCTTCTGAGCGCCGAGTTAGATCAGCGCAGAACGGCTGCGGTTGGAATGTCGAACAGTGGAACGGCTGGGTATATTTGTGGTGGTGATGTCGATGGAACTGCCACATATTCGGATCTTGTTGACAAATTCGTATATGCCAGTGATACAAGTAGTGAGTTGGGCACTGCATTAGGGTTCACACAGAATACTGGGGCAGGATTCTCTCATAAGGGTGCCTTTGGATTCGTCATAGGAGGTTATAGCGGTAGTGGCGCTGCGGGTTATCTGGATGAAATTGACAAGTGGGTTTTTTCTTCCGATACCCGATCAGCGATGACGGACTTGCCCGGTCGTATTGCTTGGAACGAAGCGTTTTCCGATGATGGTGTTTCTGGTTACATGGGTGGTGGCTGGGAGGTTGTTTCTCAAAACATAACGACCATATATAAGTGGGCCTATGCTAACGATTCGCGTTCTACTTCTTCGGCATCCATATCGGTGGCTACAAGCCAGCATATGGGTTTCGCCAACAGCGGTACTGCGGGATATTTCATGGGCGGTTATACCGGAGGCGCAGTATGGGTAGACAGGTATGCCTTCACGAGTGACACCCGCAGCACTATGAGTGATATGCCTTCGTCGCAATATTCTGCGGCAGGTTTTGGTGATGAGGTTAGTTTACGATGACTAGAGTAGAGCGTTTCCAGCCGGGTACTAAGGTTTCAGATTGGGCTTCTGGCGTTGTTACTGCCCCTCCAACGTATGTCTTTCCTCAGGGTGGGTTCTCTGGTGGGGGGAATGTTGCAAGTGGTACTGGGAATTCAATAGAGAAGATGACGTTTGATACTGAGACCTCTGCTGTCATTGCAGCAACGCTTTCTTTTACGGCAACATGGCTTGCAGCGTTGCCGAATTCTGGAACGGCTGGATATACGAGAAACGGTAGCAACTTAAACAAGATACTGTATGCAACTGAGACAAACGGTAGTATTAGTAACGCTTCATCTACAAACAATTACTTGGCAGGTGCAGGGAATGTGGGTGTGGCTGGATATTGGTATGGAGGCATGAATGGAGGCGATAACGCTGAGATATCAAAAACAGTATTTGCCACAGATGCGTCTTCTACGCTCTCTGCAACATTGGCGGCATCACGACGAGGCACATCTGCTTTGACTAATGATGGAACTGCTGGGTATTCTGCTGGCGGGAGTTGTTCATCTTGGAATTGTACGGTTATAGATAAGTTGACTTATTCCAATGATACTCGGAGCACGATTAGTGCCACGTTGGATCAAGGGATGAATGACATTGCTGGTGTGTCCAATAAGGGATCTGCTGGATACCATACCGCAGGAACAAGCAATACATCTGCAATAGAGAAGTTAACCTTTTCTAATGAGACCTCTACTGCTATATCCGCCACATTGTCAACTTCAGTTACCTTTAGAGGGGAATTTGAGTGGCAGGCAAATGCGGGGTACATCACGGGTGGGCATTCTGGCACTGTAACTACGATAGATAAATTGACATTTTCTGGCGAAGCGGCTAGTACCGTTTCTTCTGGGCTTACTGTTGGTAGATCTATGCACGCTGGTCATGGCAATTCTGGAGGGTCTTACTGATATGGATTTGAATGACGCAATAGAACAGATACAACAGCCACGGTCCAGATATCAACTGGAACGGTTTGTGCTGGGTCAGCACGACACGGTGGAGATGCAGTTCTACCAGTGTGTGATTGAACTCAACGACATGTTACATAAATACAAGTTGGCTGAGATCAGTCAGGTCAGGATGGAGCGGGAGATTGCTCGTCTTGAAGAATCAGATGACGAAGACGCCGATCTTGATTTGGCTGAGAAGAAAATTGAATACCAGTTCTTCCTCGGTGTCAAGAATGGAGGGGAGCGAGAGATTGTATGTCTGTTGGATATTTACAACCAGATCCAGCATTTCTCCAGAGATGAGATAGATCACGCTCAACCTGAGTATTGGGAGAAGAGGCTGACTCGTCAGACCCAACTTCAGATTATGGCCGGGAACGTACAATGGGCACAGTTGGATTCCATGCGCCAGATCGACAGGTTGGAGCCGATGATTGAAGAACAGCAGAAACTTATGACCAAGATGGCCGAGAAGGAACTGATTGAGGGTGGTGAAATATGAGATATTTGAAATGGAAACTCTCAGAAGGAACTTCCGGCATTGGTCCAGAAGCGGATCTTGATCAGATACACAGAATTACAGCCGGATCCTATGTGGATTCCGATGGGTATCGCGTCGGATATATGCCAGACATTGACATTTCTGGGGTGGATGCTGACTGGGATGTGACCGAAGTGACCGAAGCAGAAGCACTTGCCTTCTGCCAACAGTTCTACGCCGAGGCGGAAGTCACAGCCGATGGACATATCAGTAACGCGCCACCACCGGATCTTGAAGACTAGGAGTAAATCATGGCTATCGACTTTCCAAACAGTCCAACAACAGGTGATCTGCATACCGTAAACGGAAAGCAGTGGCAGTGGGATAGCGAGAAGTGGATCGCTTATGGCGTCTCTCTTGCCCCTGATGTTCTAAAAGTTGATTCCGGTAATAACCGTGTTGGAATCAATCAGACCTCACCTGCCTATTCCCTTGATGTGACCGGTACGGCGAGGATTACCGGCGACCTCACGGTTCAGGGAACGACAACAACCATTGAGTCAGCAGCAGTCAACACCTCCCTAGTATTTGAGGGCGCCACTGTGGACGATTACGAAACCACGTTGACTCTCGTAGATCCGACGGCAGACAGGACCATCACCCTTCCGAACAACACGGGAACGGTTGCTTTGACAACTGACAATGTCGCTTCGGCAACGTTGGCTGCTACGGCGACAGCCCTAGCGAACGCTCGTACTATTGGTGGTACATCTTTTGATGGTACCGCTAATATTACCCCTGCGAATGCCACGCTGGCCGCTACGGCGACAGCACTTGCCACAGGGCGCACCATCAACGGTGTGTCTTTTGACGGCACAGCAAACATTACTGTCGTTGATTCGACAATGCTGCCTCTGGCTGGCGGAACCTTGTCGGGCACAGTTGACGCTGCCGATCAGATCGTCCAGCGTCCGGTGATGAAAGACTACGCCGAAACCAAGGTGGCTATGGCGGCACATGCCGTGGACCTTTCCTTGGGGAATGTGCAGACCTATACGCTGTCTGGCAACCAGACGCTGACCTTCACCAATCCCCCGGCGTCGGGTAGTGCTGGGTCGTTCACTTTGATTGTTACCAATGGGGCGAGCGCTACGTTGACTTGGCCCACCTCTGTTGATTGGGCTGGTGGTACGGCTCCCACGCTCACTGCGTCAGGAATTGACATTTTGACGTTCACTACAATTGACGGTGGGACTATCTGGTACGGCTTTTTGGCCGGGGCGGATATGAAGTAATGCCTCTCGGTGCTTTTAAGACGGCCCTAATGGGGGCAGCCGGGGTCGGTGGCATTAGCCCAATGCAGGCGTTCGGCGGGATCATCACGCAGTACACGGATTCTGGTTCGACGTACCGTGTCCATACGTTCCGTGGTTCAGGCAAGTTTGTTGTGGCTTCTGGCGAGACTAATGTGAATTGGCTGGTAATCGCAGGCGGCGGCGGCGGTGGGTCCGGGGGCAGCGGTGCCGGGGGCGGTGGTGGCGCTGGCGGTATGCGAACAGGCGTTGACTACGCCGTGTCTGAGGGTACCTATGCGGTGACAGTCGGTACGGGTGGTGTTGGTGGTGTTGACAACACAGACGACGGTGCTAGCGGAACCAACTCTGTTGCGTTGGGCTTCACCTCTACGGGTGGCGGCGGTGCAGGCAGTCAGAATACTGAGGTCATGCACGGAAAGGATGGTGGTTCAGGCGGCGGTGGTGGTCAGCGTGACGATACAACTGATAACAGTGGATCAGGGAACACACCCTCCACCGACCCGTCACAGGGTAGCGATGGTGGTGAGGGACATGAAGGGTCTTGGGCAGGCGGCGGCGGCGGTGGGCATTCAGCCGGTGGTGCGACCGCTTCTAGGGTTGTGGGTGGTGGTGGTGGAGCAGGGTAAACGGGCTACGGAATCACAGCAACGACTCCAACCTATGCAGGTGGTGGGGGCGGTGACGGTGCAAGCACTCGGGGGGCGGGTGGTGCAGGCGGTGGAAGCACGGCTCGGGTTGGCGGTGGAAATCCAAACTCGGGCGGTGGCGGTGGCGGTAACTATGGTGTGGGCGGCGCTGGCGGTGCGGGCATTGTCATCATCCGATACGAGGTGGCCGCATAATGGCTAATCCCTCTTACATCGACGCAGACGGTGTTCTCACTGAGCCTGAGGCGTGGGTCGGGATACTCACGCAGAACATTACGTCCAACTCGGCCCTCATCACGTTCCAGTCAACCAACGACGGTCAGGTAGGCGACTGGTCGCAATACATGGATCTGGTGCTTATCTCCTATGCACGTTCAGAGGTTGCGTCCGCTTTCGGCGGCTGCTACCTGCACATCAACAACGACACCACAGGGCACTATCACCGTCAGTATTTGTGGGGGAATGGGTCTAATGTGTATGCGGGTTCGGCAACCACCCAGACGTATGTCCCGTTTGGTGACATACCAGCGAACTCCGCTGGGGCCAACATCTTTGGTTGTGGCATTGCTCATCTGTATGACATCAACAGTGGTAAATACAAGTCGGTAACCACGCACTCAGCGGGGGACCGTAACGGCAGCGGTTGGGTACAGATGGATGCGGCGATATTGCCGTCGCAGGCACCGATAACAGAGTTGGACATCTCTGCAAGCGCCGACATTGTGATCGGGTCGCAATTTTCACTGTTCGGAATCCTCCCAAGGATGGTTGCCTGATGGCTGTTATCGAAGCAATCCAGACAACGTATTTGGAGGCTGATGTGTCGCGCATCGTCTGGACTTCGATCCCCAGCACTTACAAGCATTTGGAGATTCGGGCCTCTATACAGACCAACACCAGTTCACTTAATACGGGTACGTCGATCTTTTGGCTGAACAACGATCTTACGAACGGCAACTACTACACACGACACCAACTCAAGGCGCAGAACGGCTCTGCTACCACTAATGCCAGCGACACGCATCAGCAAACAGGATTTTTGAATAGCAAGGTGTTGCAGGGGTCGTATGCGACACTGCATGTCGTCCTCTACGACTACGCAAACACGAACAAAATGACAACATTTACTATGGTGCAGGGAGCCCCAATGGCTTTCACACCCAGTTTGACGTTCACCAGCAGCATTTGGTGGAGGGATAGCGGGGGGTATACGAGCACCGACGCTATTGACCAGATAGACATAGGTGTTCCGGGCGCTCAGTTGACCAGAGGTTCGTCAGCCACCCTCTACGGATTGAATAGTTCATAATGGCTGTCTGGAACGTAATCGACCACGAAGAACTCACAGGCACTACGGCGTACTGGGAGAAAACGTCCATCTCTCAGTCTTACGAGCACCTCTATCTGGTCGCATCAGTTCGATGCGACGAAGCGGCCTATTTGGATACCTCCTATATACAGTTGAATGGTGAAACGTCCCACAAGTATTCGTCAATCGCTTTGACTGACGACGGATCTCCTAACCTCCAATCCAACGCACAGATAACCGGTTCTAATACATGGCAGCAGGCTTGGGTTGATCTGCGGTTTACTGCGAATACAGCCACAGCGAACACCTTTGGGGTAGTCACCATGTTGATACCGAACTATACAAATACTTCCAACAAAAAGCAGGTGTTGATGACCTCGGTCGCTGAAAACAAAAATACGGGTAACGGAGCGTGGGGACTCCGAATGCTGGCGGGATTGTTCCATTCGACCTCTGCCATCACTTCAGTAAAGTTACGCCCGTATGGCGGACTTAATGACTGGATGCAGTATTCGACATTCACCCTCTACGGCGTCAGCGCGTAAGGAGCATAGATATGCCAAGACAGAAGGTTGTAAACGGGGTCTATTCAGATTTGACGGAAGCCGAGGAGGCCGCGCTAGATGCTCAGGCCGAGGCCGCTGATCTGGACATGCGCCGTGTCAGGAGTGAGCGTGACGGTCTGCTGCGTGCTTCCGACTGGACACAGATCGGTGACGCCACGCTAGGTGACCATACCGCTGAGGAATGGCGCACATACCGTCAGGCCCTGAAGGACATCCCGCAGAATCATACGAGGGTGTCCACTGTGGTTTGGCCGGAAGATCCGCCAACAGCGAAGGTCACACGCAAGGTAACCGCTGGTGAGGCTGCCCGTCAATCATCCATTGATGGCGGGGGTACCGCCGAAGAAGCACAGACCGCTTACGACACGGCTTATGCCGCTACGGATTAGGAGTAAATCATGGCCGTACAGATTCAACTAAGGCGAGACACCGCCGCCAACTGGACGACCAACGATCCCACGTTGGCCGCAGGCGAGTTCGCTATCGAAACCGATACCGACAAGTACAAGATCGGTGACGGTTCAACAGCGTGGACCTCGCTTGCCTACTCGTCGCTGCCCAGCACTTCGATCAGCAACGCCCTTGTCGATGCTGTGGGTGACATCATCCATGCTTCTGCTGACAACACCGTGGCCAAACTCGCTGTGGGGACGAACGATCATGTCCTGACAGCAGACAGTACGGTCAGCGGAGTTGGCATCAAATGGGCCGCTCCCGCTGCCGCAGCGGCTGGATCTTTAACGGGGGCCACTATGGCTTCCGGTGTCACAGCGTCATCTCTCACCTCGGTTGGGACTTTGACCGGGTTGACAGTCAGTGGTGCTATCAACGCTGCCGATCAGATCGTCCAGAAGCCGGTTCTCAAAGACATTGGGGAAACTACTGTTGCCAACGCAACGTCAGGATCAACAGACACGATTGATTTAGAAGACGGCAATGTCCATAACGTAACGTTGACGGCTAACTGCACGTTTACCTTCTCCAACCCGCCCGCTTCTGGAACGTCTGGAACATTCACTCTGTTTCTCAATCAGGACGGCACAGGATCACGCACGGCGACTTGGCCTTCTGAGGTGAAGTGGGCTGGTGGAACTGCGCCAACTCTTACAACCACTGCTAGTCGTACAGACATCCTTGTCTTTACAACTATCGATGCCGGAACGATCTGGTACGGAGCAGTGTCAGGACAGGACTTCTCGTAATGACAGTAGGTGCCGCCAAGTTCGGGCTATTGGCCGCTGCTGGCGGTGGCGCGGGCTTTGTCGCGACAGGTGGAATCATCACCCAGTATGAGACTGGTGGCACGACGTACCGTGTCCATACTTTTAGGGGTACGGGCAAGTTGGTGGTGGCTTCCGGTGAGGTTGATGCCACTTATTTGATCGTTGGTGGTGGGGCAGGTGGCGGTGCTGGTAACCCCGGTGCTGGTGGTGGTGCTGGTGGGATGCAAAGTGGAACTACCACGCTTGCTGGTGGAACCACTTATCCGATAGTTGTCGGTAGGGGTGGAAGTTCTGCTTGGTACACCTACGGCCCATACGGGAACGGGGATGATGCTAGGAAGGGCGAGGACGGTGTTGATTCGTCGGCCTTCTCTGTTACCGCTGACGGTGGTGGTGGTGGGGCTGGCATGGCAGGAGACAAAACAGGAAGAGATGGCGGTTCAGGTGGTGGCGGTACCGCCGCCAACAACACTGGCGCTGCGACCGGTTCTGGTGGTTCTGCTTCAGGGGGCGGTACGGGAAATGCTGGTGGCGACGCTGTTCTGAGCGCACACTCTGGCTGGGAGTACGCTTCTGCCGGTGGTGGTGGCGCTGGTGGCGCTGGACCCGATGCCCACGGGCCAACTGGTGGCGACTCTAACACTGGCGCTGATGGTGGCGTTGGTGCGAGCGGCATAAGTATTACTTCCGCAACTCGCATCTACGCTGGTGGTGGCGCCGGTAGTGACTACCCTTATTCGGTCCAGACTGTTGGAGGTTCAAGTATCGGGGGTAATGGTACTAAGACTACTAATGGACCCGGTTTTGGGGCTGTTGTAAATACTGGTTCTGGTGCTGGTGGGGGTCATTATTCGGCTCAGGCTGATGGGGAAGCCTGTCCGGGGTCGTCGGGAATTGTCATCATCCGATACGAGGTGGAAGTGTAATGGCTCTTCCTGCTTACATTGACGAGGAAACGGGTGCGATCACCGACGGTGAGGCGTGGGTCGCTGTCGGTACGACGACCATCGCTGGTTCCCCAGCGACACCAGTGACTTTCACATCGCCCGACGATGGGAGTTCCACGGACTGGTCGCAATTTATGGATCTCTTTCTCCTCGCCTATATCCGTTCTCAGGACAGTGGCGACCCATACACCTATCTCTCATTGAACGGCTCCACCTCCTTTCCCTCTGAAAACCAGTATCTACAGGGGGACGGCGGGTCTACGTCCGCTGGCGGCTACGCCCCTTCGGGCAAGGCGTGGATCTGGAGGCACCCCTACTCCACTGAAACAGCAAATGTTTTCGGTGTTGGGATCTGTCACTTCCCTGACATCAACAGCAGCAAATACAAGACCATGATCTCGCAGTCCGCTAGTGATCTGGACGGTTCTGGCTACTGCGCGATGTATTCCAATGTCATCAGAACACAGGCACCCATTAGTTCCATCTCGGTTCACGATGGCGCAGGGACCGGATGGACGATTGGTTCCCGCTTCGACCTGTTCGGCATCCTTCCCCGGATGGTGTCGTAATGGCTGTGATCGAAGCAATCCAGACAATGTATTTGGAAGTGGAGAACGTACAAATTATGACGTTCTCCTCTATTCCCTCTACCTACGAACACTTGCAACTGAGGGTGTCAACCCGCGACACCCATGCGACAGGTACCGACCAGTTGTTTGTTCGACTCAACAATGACACGACCAGTTACTACTCAAGCCACCACATGCAGGCATATTCGGGGGCTGGTAAGACTGGATCTGCGACAACGCGCACATCTTACGGGTATTGGGGAGATGCCATCGGAGGAAACAACCTTGCGGGCGAATACAGCACCGTGGTGATTGACATTCAAGACTATGCGAACACCAATAAGTCCACGGTTCTCACGTTTCTCAGTGGGAGTTGTCCCGATGCTGATGCGTCCAAGAGTATAAAGTTTGGATCATCTCTGTGGGAAAGCACTACGACGGTCAACGAGATTGACGTTTACTGTATTAGTTCAGCACCGCTTCAGCGGGGAACCTCAGGAACTCTCTACGGGATTAGGAGTTCGTAATGGCTGTCTGGAACATAATCGACCACACTACGATTTCGGGTAGTTCCACTACCACATGGAACCCGACATCTATCGACCAGTCCTACGACCATCTCTACCTCACTATTTCCGCACGATCAGACCGTTCTAGTGCGTCTATCGAATCGCTGTGGATGCGGTTCAACGGTGACAGTGGGAGTAACTATTCTTCGACAGGGTTGGAGTCTGGCAGCGGTTCTGCTCCGGGGTCCAACAGAAATGGGAGCGCGACAAAGATCGAACGCATGCCTATCCCGTGCGATGGGCGTGTAACTGGTACCTCTATTTTCGGATCGCTCACGATTTGGATTCCGAACTATACGAACACCGTCGGTTACAAGCAGGTTCTCACAGCGGGGGCTATAGAAACCTACGACTGGGGTGACTGGAAGTGGATCTTGACTCCTGCCGCTGCTCTGTGGGATAACACTTCCGCAATAAACGAGATTGAAATGTTCCCTCAGAACGGTGACAACCTCAAAGCACACTCCTCGTTTACTTTGTACGGAATCAATGGTGTCTAGGAGGCACAATCATGCCACAATATAAGTGCGTCAATGGAGAATACATTGAACTGACCGAGTCTGAACTCGCTGACCGGGCAGCCGACGCTGAGGCTGCTGATTTGGATATGGGCCGTGTCAGGAGCCAGCGCAACAGCATGTTGTCGGCTTCGGACTGGACACAGATCGGTGACGCACGACTCGGAGTCCATACCGCCGAGCAATGGCAAGAGTACCGAACCCTTCTCGCGGACATCCCGCAGACGTACAGCCGTGTGTCTGAGGTTGTGTGGCCGGAAG